ATTAATGGCTCAATGTTGTTAGCTATGGCAATAAATCCAAACGGAGCATCTGAAGCCACTCTGCTTAAATTAGTCAATGCAATATTTGCCTGACTTGTTGCAGATGGTAACTTTTTTAGCTTTTCGCTTGTTTGACTGCCTTCATCTCCTAATCCCTTAAGGCCGTCTGTTGCCGGTTTTAGTGCTACGGGCCCAATGCCTTTTAAAGATTTTGCTACCCCTTCAATAGTATATTCAAAGGGCTTTACCGACTTAACTGTATTCTGAACTTCTTTATCAAAGTTCTCAAGAGCATCTGTTGCCCTTTGCAGACCAGTCTCCAGACTTTTTGTGTCCGCCCCTATATTTATCTGGAGTTGTTCGCTCATTCGCTTTCCTTTGCACGCAATTTACGAAACATCTCGGCGATGTCTTGCTCAGATGGGCCAGTCTCTTCATCCCCAGGCAATTTCCATAAGTCTTCAGGCGTAGCCGGTGCCTTCTTCGGGTCTCCCCACATGCGAGCCATCATGTACATTATTAGTCGCGTGTTTTTATAGTCATGCAGCATGCGCTCACTATAACCTTCAATTATGAGCGCGACCTCTTTAAATGTCAAAGCATCGTAATCAGAACGGCCTATCTCACCAGTAACGTGCGCCCTTAACTTTTGCCAACCTTCCTCTGTTTCAAGGTCGTACTTTTTTTTTCTTGGCTGACCTTTTCCGTAGCACCTTGTACAATGCGAGAAGTGTAGAAACATTCAACTACTGCCGTGAACTGTTCTATATTTTCGATCTGTTCATCAACATAGTTGCAAACATCCTCAAATGTGAAATCAGGGTCTTCACGTTTTATGTAGCAATTATTCCAAAGTCCCCAATAGACAATAACAGGCACAAGCGCAAGATCAAGAGATGCGCCTAATGTTTTGCCTAATTTTTGTGATTCTTGATGAATTTGCTGACATGCGATCATGCCAAACTTAAGGCCACGTAAGCGGCCAAGCATCTTAAGCTGAATGTATCCGTTCATGTGTGTGTGAAATTAAGAAGCCCCGGCATGGTGCGCAGGTCTGCGGGATGCGTGCCGGGGACTATATTGGTTTTACGCAGTAATGTCAAGCGTTCCAGTGCTCTGGATGGTGCCGGAGAAGTTGATGTATGATCCACCAGCAGCATCCTGGTTCAGCGTGAGATCGGTGAAGAAAGCATCACACTGATGATAGTACAATGTGCCAAGAGATGCACCGGTGACAGTCGGGTTCTGGAAGCGAACCTTTACCTGTGTTTTGTTTACAATAGCAGCCAGGCAATCCTCATACGTGGCCTGTGATGCGCTGGGAGAAACCTCGCAGATAGCATCGAAGGAGAAGGTAAAACCAGGCTCTCCAATGCTTGTAAGCTTTCCGCAGTTAGTCTCTTCTTCAGTCACCGTTACAGTTGTATTCACGGATGAAGTACGCAAGCAAACGAGCGTTTTGTAGGTGCTCGTAGGTGCGAAATCTATTTCAACATTCTGGACTGATCCAGCAATTCCTTGTGCCATATCTTTTTACTTTTGAATGATACTTTGAGATAAAATTACTATTTTCCTGAGAATAAAGTATGAGCCGTCTGGTTCAATCAAATAATTGACACTGCTTACCGCTGGATTCAAGAATTGGAAGTCTGTATCTTCCTGCTGGCTGTATGGGTAAGGCAGCAAAGTATTAAGCAGCTCCTGACCTATCCCGTCGACCGTGTCGTAGTCTATTTTCTTGTACTGCTTGCAGACAATGTCAAGCGTTACAGAGCCATCAAAAATGAATGCATTGTTATTGCCGACCTGTGCATAAGTCATGGCATTTATGTAAACGTATCGGTCGGGAGTCGTTTCGATGGGGTAGCTATCATATACAGTGACGCTCTTGCCATCATAGGTCAAGTTCGCCAGTGCTGACGCATAAAGTTTGCGTAATGATTTACCCGGATTCTTCATCGCTTTCTGTTAACTACAGCCTTTATCCTATCTATCAATTTACCGCGCTCTGCCACAAATGCCGGCCAAAGGTACGGCTGTGGTGCAATACCTTCCCGGTATATCTTACGTGCTATGTTGATAGCGTGGTTTTTATCGCCCTTCTTGATGATTTTCTTTTTCGTTCCCCACAGATATATTGACTCAATAAAGGCCTTAAAGTTTCCGCGTGATGTTCTGCCTTGTATTTGTTGGCCAATGCCTTCAAGCTCGGTCGGGACTTTTACTTTGCCCCTTGTGCCGAACTCGACATATGGCGCATACCATGCAGACGCAAAGAGGCTGTACCTCAATTTTGATTCTTTCCTATTACCGATGCTGTTGCGCAGTTGTCCAAAGTTTGCCGGTGCTGAACGCTTGGCATCACGTTCCATCTTATTCAGCGATGCCTGAAGTTCAGCGTCAACCTCTGCGGTGATCTCGCTCTCAACCTTTGCAAGTTGGTTGATGATCTTCTGCACACCGGTCAGCTTTAGATTCATATCGGAACCCTCCGCTGGTATTGTGTGGCCAACATGGGAAAGTCTACCAAGTTCGCACCTTCATTTGACAAGTCGATGCCTCTGTTTTGATATGTGTAGGCTGTGATGCTAAGAATGTCATTCTTCGCGTCTTCAGGGATGGTAGTGAAGCCATAGGTCAGATAAATATCATAGATGCCGCTGGCATACACGCGTAGTTGAGAACCCGCAAGATCGTAATCTTTGCAATCGGCTTCATTATATCCATTTACTGATTGCAGTGACTGCACCGGCCCCGGCAGCTCGTACCATTCACCTGAAGTCATTTCTATTGTCATCCTGATGTATCGTGTGCCGTAAGCCTTACCCGTATAGTTTTCCAGCCATATACGTGCATTTTTGATGAGCGACTCTATAAGCGTATCATCATCGGTAAAATTAACTTTCATGTAAGCCTTGGCCGTTGCCACGCTGACCGGCTCGGTCGTGTAGTCTTGCAGTACCTCTGTATCTAAAAGCAGGTTCATATTCTCCGTTTATATTCCTCAATTGAGGATGCCATAAAGGTACGAAGTTCTGCAAGCTTGGCCTGTGGGTCAAGCTCACGACTCCGCTTTTTTGCAGCATAGCTACACTTCTCGTAAACCTTTGGCTTGTCAAGCTCATTAATTTTGTCAATCCAGGCCTGTACATCATCTCTGTCAATATAAATACCTGCCTTCCCGCAGTTTTCTCTCAGTCCAGGCGTTCCGGAGGATATTACAGGTATGCCACTGCACATGGCCTCTGTGGCCGTCCTGCCCCAACTCTCGTATTTGCTCGGCATAATAAGTATGCGCGTTTGCCGGTAAACCTCTTTGATGTTGTTGGTCTTTGGTACTACCCTGACGTTTGGCGGCTGGTTAACATGTTGGCCAATGTCAGCCGGTTCACTGTAGCTGCCCATCACCCCGATGAACTCCTTATGTGGCATTGCCTCTGCTATCTGCCTGAGTATATGACCACCCTTATTTTGATCCAAATTTATCAGAGTAATGGCCTTATTATATGACGGGTCAACATTTGTATCGTAAAATCTCCAGTCAACCGGAGGAGGAACCACAATGCTGTTATGCTTGTATCCTAACTGTTCCTTTGCCCATTCGCTATTATAAACAATGTATTGCGGCCGGTCAGCCATGACAATGCGCCCATAGGTTGATGTATTGTGTATCAGATGGAAAACTGGCTTTTTCATTACATCTGCCATGCCAATCGTCCAGTCGGTGTAGTCCAAATGCGTCATCACGGCATCAGCCCACCAGAACAGCTTTTCAATAATCATTGGCTCAGGTGGGAAAACATCAATGCCATCGTAAACATACATTGAGCTAATGTTGTAATGCCTTGCCTGGTGCAGCAATACCCTCACATCACCGCTATTCGCCTGGATGTCTTTGTTTATCCAATGAGCCATGAACTCAGCCCCACATGTGTGCTGTGGTGGGTAAAGGTGGATGCTGTTTAGTAGCTTCATTGCTTTGTAATTTTTACCACCAACATCATGTAGCCCATGTCATCTACACGGCCATCTTTTATTACTTCCGTGCCGGGTATGGATAGAAAGTCAGTGAAGTGCCATAGGCTCTTATGCCGCTCATATTCGTTGCCATACGCTGCCCCCTGCTCTATCCATACAGCAGGAGTGGATATGAGCAGGATGCCGCCTTTCTGCAAGTTTGATAGGCATTGCTGTATAACAGCATGTCCTTCATCCTTGTCAAAATGCTCAAGGACATCAGTCATAAGGATGCAGTCGAATTGTGCAGGTGTCTGCAGGAAGTGTGCAATATCTTGCACATACACCTGATCGTAGCATTGCCAAAGTGGGGAAGCGTAATCCTGAAAGCCCTCTACACCGACCAGGTGAGTCTTATATGGCCTGACTCCAAGGTCAAGCCAATTGCGCACGCCGGCACCATTGATGCCGTGGCCAATACCAAGGTCTAAAATGCTTTTAGGTGAATGCATCAAGACCTGACGCATCACATCGCGGAAGGCAGAATATGACCCGATGGGCATAGTGTGTGTTTTAGTGTGTAAAGAAGAAGGGAGAGGTAATTAAACCCCTCCCTCTTTTATGGTGTCAGTTAGGAAGCTGAACCGTAGATAGCGGCAGTCGGCTGG